TATTGTCCACAAGCAGTAGCAGAAGATTTATTTGGATTTTGGTTCGAACATCCGATGTTTACGACTATAAATACCAGAATTCTTTGTTGGAACAATATAGTGTATGATTTAATATATGTAAATGCACATACACAAGAGTATTATTTTGAGATTCATGAATTTTAAATATTATAAATCAAAGTATTATTATACTTTAAGAACTTTTATTAAAGGTTTTCTTCTAAAGAATGTTAGCAAAAGATCTAACGGAGAAAAAGAAGTAGCCAAATATTTAAACGGAGCTAAGATTAAGTATAAAGAACAAGTTCCACTTAAATTGCCACATAGACAAGTATTTCTTGATTTTCAATTAGAAGATGGTACTGTCATAGAATATAATGGTAGACAACATTATGAATATACACCGTATTTTCATAAATCTATGGATGATTTTGAACGTCAAGTAAAAAGAGATACAGAATTACGAAATTATTGTCACGATAATGGAATAAGATTACTTGAAATTCCATATAGTGTTAAAAATATAAACAAATTTCTAAAAGAACAATTGTAAATGGAAGCACAAGAATTATTGGAAATTGTTAAAAGTATAGATTATGATAAAATGCATTTATTAATAATGCATCCTATAGATAAAGACAATATTTATTGTGAAGTGATATCTCAAAAATCCGAAAAAATTGTATGTAAAATTGTAATAAAGTATGAAAACGATAAAATTACAATTTTAAAATGTAAAAACAAGAGTGGATTTGATGAAATAGAAAAGGATTTAGGGGAATTCACTTTATTTAATCTGATATACTTTGTAGCTTTATGTTCGCAACTTGAAAATTGTATAGTATGAATAAAACTTTAGTATCTTTAGACAGTAAAGGTAAGGTTAGAGTTGTTGAAATAAGTTATGATTGGAGTCCTACGGATAATGGATTTGTTATTCGTAGGATTACCGGTCAACTTGGAGGCAAACAAACTCAACAACCAGATATTTTAGTTGAGAAAGGTAAAGCTGGAAGAACGGTTACTGAACAAACAGTACTACAATTCAATTCTCATCTTAAAAAGTATCTAGATAAAGGTTATAAAGAATGGGAAGATATTCTAGATGAAGCTAAAATTAAAGAAGCTTTAGGTGATATTAAGACAGGTCAAGATGGTATAATTAAACCTATGTTAGCTAAACAAGCTGATAAGGTCGCTAATAAGTTCTTTGATAGAGATTTCTATGGCTCAAGAAAACTTAATGGTGTAAGATGCCTTATCTATTATAAAGATGGTGAAGTACATACATCGTCAAGAGGAGCTATTAACTACAACTTAGCTATTTATCATATAATTAATCATCCGACTTTAATCAAATTCTTTGAAAACAATCCTACAATTATATTAGATGGCGAGATTTATGTTCATGGTTGGACACTAAACAGAATAAGTGGTTTATGTAGACATATAGAAAAGATTTCTGCCACTGAACCGTTACAATTCTATTGGTACGATATTTACGATACTGCAAATCCAGATTTAACCTTTAAAACAAGATGGGAATTAATGCAGAATATTGCTAAATATGATTTAATTCTTGGAGATTTTGATCCAGAACGAGAATGGAAAGAGGGAGAACTTAAGATTCAATTCTTACCACAAATACCAATGACTGGATGGTCAACTATCAAGAAATATCACGATAAATATGTTGCTGAAGGATTTGAAGGTCTTGTGATTCGTAAAATGGATGCTGTTTATGGTCCTGGCAAGCGCAGCAATGATATGATAAAAGTGAAAGAATATATGGATAGTGAATTCGAGATTGTAGGATTGTCTGAAGGTCTTCGTGATGAGGATATGTGCTTTGTAATGAAGACAGAAGATGGTCAAGAATTTAAAGCAAAGCCTCACGGTGATCGTGCTCAAAAACAATGGTATCGTGAGCATTTAGATGAACTTATAGGTAAGATGGCTACCATTAAATACTTCGAAATGTCAGGTAAAGAAGGTAGCTCAATTCCTCAACAACCCCAATTTGTGTGCGTAAGAGACTATGAATGATGAGAAAATCTATTGCGTTGATACTAAGGTAGAAACATTTATCCGAGAATGGTATTATGCAGATTCAGATGAAGATGCTATTAAAAAAGCTAAAGAAGGTGATTATGAAGCTATAGATTCTGAAACGTTACCCGAATTTTCATTTTATCCTAAAGATGAAACTGGTGAATATTATATAGAAGTATATGACCCTAATTATGAATCAATATATAACAACTTATGGTAAATAAACTTTATAACTCAACAGTTGATATTGTACACGATTTTGGAACTATAACTATTCCTATCTCTGAATTTATAGATAAAGAAGATCTTCAAGATATAGTTGAAGATAATCTAAATATACGAGATCTTATGTGGGAGATTCAAGACTTAGCGTATGAATATTTCACAAGTACTTTAAAAGTTGAGGTCAATGGTTTGTAATAAGGATAACATTATTATTATTAGTCCAAAGCTATTAATGCGTGGACCAGCTTATGGCTGTGAAGAAAAAACTAAAGATGATTGGTTGTATTGTGAAAAAGGCCATAATCTGTCAGTATTTGGATTTGATGATTGGTTGTTATTAGAAACTAAAGGTACTGATTTTGAACTTTATAATAACAATGACCGTTTAGCTAGATGTTCTATTACAAATAATCAAATAGCTGTAGTATTTGAAGATAATATCAACGATTATAATCCATACTTTAAAAGATGGTTTGAAGAACATCCGTTTAAAGCAATTCGTATTCCAGAGTTTGATGGAAGTATTTATATCGAAGGTGATAAAATCGTTGGAAAAAAGGATGGACTAGTTTTTGAAAGTTATATAATAAATGAAGACGTATAAAATTGATTATACAATGTCAGGTACTGTTACTGATTGTTGTAGAGCTTGGGTTCATGCTGATTCGGAAGAACAAGCAATTGACTATTTAAAAAGCTGGGATTGGGATCAAATTGAAGATACTGAAGTTCTAGATACTCAATATGATGACGATTATGACATTGTTGATATAGAAGATGTAATCGAGGAAAAATGATAATTAAAGGACTTCCTGTATATGTATATGATGTTGAAGTCTTTCCTAATGCATTTACTTGTACTATAAAAAATTCTGAAACTGGAGAATATAAGATCTTTGAAATCTCCGAAAGAAAAAATCAAGTTTGGGACATAATCGATTTCTTTACAAGTGGTGGTAAAATGATTTGTGGGTACAATAACATCCACTATGATAATCCAATCATCAATTTTTTAATTGATAATAAGGAAGCAGCACTATCTACTACTTATAATATAATCTGTCAAGATATATTTACATTAAGTCAAGAAATAATTAATAGCAAAGATCACAATTTTACTTCTTGGTCTAAATGGAAATATATGAATTATTTTCCAACTCTTGATTTACTTACAATGTTATTTTCTCAAAAACTTCGTTGTGGCTTAAAAGAAATGCAAGTCACAATGAAGTTTAGAAATGTACAAGAATATGAAGGAGACTTTGATAGATGGTTACCAGTTTCAGAGATTGATAATGTCATAAAATATAATATCAACGACGTTGATAGCACTGAGGAGTTACTTAATCGCTGTAAAGAAGAAATAGAATTAAGAGAAGGTATCGAAAAGGAATTTGGAATATCTGTATTAAGTAAAGACGGTATGACTATCGGAACAGAAATTCTAAAAACTAAATATCTTGAAAAGACAGGTAAGAAGTGGAAAGATATTAAAGATTTAGGTACTCCTTGTGATATAATAGATCTTAACAAAGTAATATTTCCATTTATAAAATATGATACTCCAATTTTGCAAGACTTACTAACTGAAATGAAACAACAGAAAGTAAGTGCTGGTCGTAAAGGTTATGAAAAACATTTCTTATTAGATAATGTTGAAGTAACTGTAGGAGTTGGAGGCATCCATACTAAAAATGATCCCGAGAAGATTATACCTGACCCTGAAACAGAACTTCTTCTTGACAGCGATGTAAATTCACTATACCCGAGTCTTATTATAGCTTATCATTTAGTACCTCCACAGCTTGGTAAAGAATTTGAAGAAATCTATGGTGAAATTAGAGAAGATAGATTATATGCCAAACATCATCCAGAAATTCCAGGTAATAAAATTAAGAATAGTACATATAAGCTTGCTCTAAATGGCGCAACTGGTAATTATCAGAATGAACATAGTTGGTTATATAGTCCTTTTACTGTAATGCAGATTAGAATTAATGGTCAATTACTACTCTTACGATTAACAGAGATGTTACTTGCTGCTGGTGCTAGACTTAAACAATTAAATACAGATGGAGTACTTTATACAATACCTAAATCTGTAGATTATCAAGCTATTCTTAAGAAATGGGAGGAAGAAACTAAGCTAACTCTTGAAACTGAAGAGTACGAAGCATTTTATCAGTTTGCAATTAATGATTATCTTGCAGTAGGTAAAGGGTATAAAGAAACCCACAATCCGAAGTTATTAAAAAAGAAAGGATTGTTTATTGATACTGTAACTTTGGGTAAAGGTATGCAACCAATGATTATACCTAAAGCATTAAATGCGTATTTTGCAGACGGTATTCCTCCTGAAGAAACGGTAATGAATAGTCAAGACATTAACGATTTTATAACTTATCAGAAAGTAGATAAGAAGTTTAAAGTGATATATGAAGATAAAGCTATTACTAGAATTAATCGGTTTTATGTTGCTAAAAATGCACCTTATCTATTTAAACAAAAGCCTGGTGGAAATCCAGAAAACTTATTAAAAGCATCCGGAGTTAGAATTGTTAATGATTTGACAAAGATTAAAGAATTTCCAAAAGATGTTAATTATAGTTATTATCTTGCAGAAATTCGTAAAATTATTAGTAAATTTGAAAATAAAGTATTATCTTTATGGGAGGTATAACAATAAGTGGTTCTAGTAATGCTAGAGCTACACAAAAACTATTAAGTGAAATTTTAAGTTTTCTTTTTGAACAGAAATATGGAGAGATGAAATACTTTACTGAACCTCAGAAAAAGTCATTAGAAAAGGTAAGTAGAGATTTACGAAGAGTTATAAAGAAAGCAGATGCCTGATAATGTAAATCATCCATCACATTATACCTGGCTTAAGGATAAATGTGGTATAGAAGTAATTGATATAACTAGACATCTAGATTTTGATCTAGGTAATGCTTTAAAATATATCTTGCGGGCAGGTCATAAATCGGAATCTGGTATGTCTAGTTTAGATAAAGCTATTGAAGATTTAAGAAAAGCAATCTTCTATTTGGAAGATAAAATCAAACTACTAGAAAATGAAAAATACTCAAACGACAGTACATACCCAAAAATTAACTGGGTATGTAGCCAAACCCAAGATAACTACAAAACGGTATATGAGAATTGAAGGTCAGTTACAAGATAGATTCTCACAAATTAGTGAAGATATATTTGTTGTGGGTAAATATATGTTTGTACCTGAAGAATTGTTTGAGAAGACATTGTTATGAAACTATTAAAATTTACTGCTAATTGGTGTTCAAGTTGTAGGCAACAATCTGAAATTCTAAAGGATTTTAATGACATCCTTATAGAAGAAATAGATATTGAAGAACAGTTTGAATTAGCTGATGAATACGGAATTAGAAATTTACCAACAATGATTCTATTAGATGATGAAGGAAAAGAAAAATATAGATTTATTGGAGTAACTACTCTCGATAAAATTAGAGGATTCTTAAATGAATAAAATAGGTTTTGATATGTTTATAATACTAAACATTTTGTCTGGTATTATATGTGTATTAGGAATATTATATTTAAATCCAATCTTCTGGAGTATTTATCTTATTTTTCTTATAGTGCATTATTATACGTTAACTAAAGATTTTGAATTTAATCAATATATAAAGAAATGAAGTTAATTAATCCGAGTTTTGAAATAATTCAACAAGAAGTTCCAACAATTAAACTTGATAAAGATAGATACATTCTACATGGAGAACTCATAGAAGATGCTAAGAAACAAATAGAATTGGCTGGAAGAATATGCTATAAATCGGAAGATAAAATAACAGAAGATTCTTATAAAAAGTTCTTTGAAATGATTAAATCTAAAGGACATTTATCTGTTCTAGAACATGGAACTATTTATCTTAAGATTGTAGTAGGTTCTCCTATGTATGATGATCATTATCTTAAAAAAGCAGATATAGTTCAAATCTTTAAAAAGAATCCTTATTCTAAAGTGGTTGAAAATAGAGAAGAGCTTGCTTATGAAGGAGTATCAATGGAAAGTATTCCTGCATTTTATATAACTACTAATTATAGGGTTATAGAAGAAATGTTCACAGGTGGAGGTATGTTTAAAACTAAACCGTCAGATGTATTTGAATATTTATGTCTACCTACCGAACATCATAAGAAAAGAATATCTGTAAAGTTTACTTGTTCTAGAGCTATAGCACAGGAATTAACAAGACATCGTGTGTTTAGTTTTAGTATGGAATCTCAAAGATATTGTAACTATTCTAAAGGAAAGTTTAATAATGAGATTACTTTTATCCAACCGCAATATAGTATCAATAATCCGAAGTTTGAAAAAGCGTTACAAGATTCTGAAAATGCATATTTTTATCTTCTTAGTACTGGACAAACTCCACAAGAAGCTAGAGAAGTATTACCTAATGCTACTAAAACTGAATTATTCATGACTGGATATATAGATGATTGGAAAGATTTCTTTAAGTTGAGAACCTCGGATGCAGCACATCCAGAAATGCGTAGATTGATTATTCCGTTACAAAAAGAGTTTGAAAATGTACAGTGATAAGGAAAGTTATTTATGGTATGTAAAGCAAATGGTTAGTCCAAGATGGTTTGAAAAGATGCCAAAAGAATTTGTAATTGCTGTAAGATGTTA